CAGGTAGTCTACCTTCTACTTCATCAAATATAAAAGGATACATCTCTTGTAGGCTTTCCATTGTTTCGCCTATCCAGTTACCTAGGTTTATACCTTCTGCAGTTCTTGCAATTGTAAAGTTTTGCATTGTAAGTTTAGGACCTACTACACCTTCAGAAGTTATTATCTCTCCTTCAGGTAAATAATTTAATCGTTCAGGTCCAACTCTTTCATTTCCTAAACTATCTGCATCCCAATATATTGAATAGTCACCAGGTTTTAATCCAGTAGCCTCATACATAATGTGAGTTTTCTCACCTGTTAATGAAGTAATATCATATAAGAAATAAACTTTTCCGTTTTCAGAATTGTAATATACCCAGTCAGAAACCATTCTGTCTGAATATAACCAGCCAGTACTCTTAGATGCTGGTGGATTTATAAAAGCATTAGCTTCTTCTAGAGTACTAAATATAGCTGTAACACCTTGTGGTATTAAACTTTTATCTAAAGGTCCTTTAACTTCGCCATCTTCTACGTAGTAGCTACCTCCATTACTCATTAATAATCATACTCCATATCTTTATCACCTAAACTTAAATAATTACTGCTGTAAGTATTATAGTATTGCATCCTATCAGTGTCTTTATTCTCTTTATATTTTGCAGTTGCATTTTTAAAGAAAGCACCGAATCTATTTATAGGTTCACCTTGACGTATTTCTGTAGCATTTATACTTGCTAAGTTTGGATTGTAACTAAATAGTTCTATATCTGATGTTTTGTATCCAGGTGCATACTCATAACCAGGAACAGATACAGTTTCTTTTTCGCTAACAAATGGTACAGCATCACTAGGACCTATGTATAAATCATTAATAGTTTTAACATCATCTATAACAGGTCTAAACATTATATTAAATGGGTCTATCTTTTCAGCAAACTGCAGTGTGTTATCTAACTTTTCATAATCTATTTGACCAGGTTCGTCTAAGGTATACTCAGTACCTAATGCTTTATTAGATATATCTTTGAATATATTCTCAAACCAAACTGTCCATTTATCAGATGTGCCATATGCTGCGGCAGCACCCCATAAAGATAGCTCATATAAATCAAGTAAAAGAAAACCTGTACCTCTTACTCCACGTTTACCTATAGAATAAGCAGCTGTATTCTTAACACCTTGTATAGCTCTCCACTTACTACTAGCTTGGCTATGGTATGTAAGCATCTCTAATACTTGTTCAGGTCCTTCTATTCCTGCTTTTCTTAACGCATCTATCTTACCTAATGTTTGATAGTATTCGTCTTCTGCTATTGCAGTTACTATTCTTGTTGCTTCTGTTACATCATCCATAAACTGTGTAGGTACAGGCAAGTCTTGACCTGCTTTTACAATCTCTAATGCTTGTGAAGGTACTATGTTAGATTGTCTTATAGCTTCTAATGCATCATCGTCTAACAATCCCAAAGCTTCTAGCTCTGCATTTCTAAAACCTTCTTGAAAATTAATTCTTGTGAAGGTACTATGTTAGATTGTCTTATAGCTTCTAATGCATCATCGTCTAACAATCCCAAAGCTTCTAGCTCTGCATTTCTAAAACCTTCTTGAAAATTAATTCTTGTTTCATATGCTTCATCTAATGCTGTTTGTCTTAAGTTTGTATTTATGTCTTCATATTTTCTAAGTGGTTCTTCTGCATTTCCCTCATAACCAGGTACATTAACTACTTTATACTCTCCATTTAATTCTTTATATTGTGCTTCATCAATATCTATAATGTCCATAGCTCTGCCTACATTTGTTTGGTCATTAGGGTCTAATAACATTAACTCTTGAAAGTTTCTAAAGTTTATATTTGGATTATCTATTATAGCATCTATACCACCAGCTCTTAAAAATTTTGTTGTAAGAACATCATTCGATGCTCCTTTTAATTGCACTACTGCTTTTTCCATTTGTGATATAAACTGACGAGAACCTCTTTCTGAAAAAGAAGTACCGTAATAACCACCTGTATTAGATTTAGTAATTAAACCAGTACTTTCTAATGCAGCGTAAACTGATTGTGGTGTAACATCTAGTGCTACTGCTACTGCAGGTATATCAAATTTATAAAGCCAACTACCATTAATAATATTTTGTTGTGTAAGTACATTGTTACTATTTAATCTAGTTAAAAAATAATTAGGTACACCTCTAGAACTTTTACCTGTAATCAGATTTGGATTGTATTTAATTATGTCATCTTCAAAAGAAGCACTTAATCCTATAAGTAACTCTTTATTTCTTAAATCATTACCTACATTTGTATAACTTACATCTCCTGTAACTTGGTCAACTATTGGTATCCTACCTGATTCAGCACCTGAAGTAATTTGATTAATACTTATTGGAGTATTAGGTGAACTATGAACAATACCTAATTCTATTATGTGTCCAGGTTCAGTTAATAATCTTCTTAAAGCTGGATTTAAAAGTATATCTTCTCTCATTACACCTTGGCTTTTTGCTCCAAGTATAGGATTTAAAACTTTACCAGAAGTTATATCATTGCTTGTATCAAATAAATTATCCCAATATGATTTTCTATCTTTAGGAAAATTAAATACTTCTATTGTAGAGTTAGCTGGTTCGTGAAAAATATTTCCTAATTCATCTATAAATGTGTAAAGGTCATCTTTAACATCTATAACTTTAAATACTTTGTATGTAAAGTTTCCACTACTATCTATTAAACTTTTTCTAACATATATGCCTCTATCTTTAATAGCATCTGGTAGTAAATAGTCAGGGTCTGATTCTGTACGACGTAACAACTCTGCAGGACTAGGAAATTCTTGTATCTTTATATACTCACCTCTTTGAGAATCCCATATTCCAGGAGTTAATATATTTGTTTGACCTGATAAATTAAATTGTTGTTTCTTTAATAAATCTTCATAGGAAATATTAGGATTTTGATTTCTTATTGTCTGTAAGTTAGTAGATATAACTTCTAAACTTTCTATTAAATCTCTATTTAATGATTCCACACTAAGAGCTTGTATTATTTCATCTGCTTCTAGTGCATCCATTGGGTCGGCATAACGCATTATTCGCTTTTGGAATTCATTATTTTCTCTATTTGCTGCTTCGAACCTTATTTCTCTTCTTATGTTTTCGATACCACTAATTAAATAATCTAAATGATTCATATCTTTAGCTCTTATAACCATATCATCTACCATATTTTGCACTGCTTTATTAGGTTCAAATGGTTTTATGTTAGCTTCTACTAAATTATCATTAGTTCTATTTGTATCTACTACTCCTACAACTCTTGCATCAATCATCTCGTCAGTTATTAAAAACTCATCATCCAATCTTGGTTTAGAGTTTGCCCACTTACCACCATCAGGAGCTCTATAAGAAACAACAGCACCACTGTTATCTAGATAAGTTAACTCTCTTCCATTACCACTACCTGTATATCTATTTAATATAACCTTATGCATACGGCTCATATCTCTTATAAATCTTTCTCTAGTAATATCGTTATTATTAAATAAGAATACATCTATGCTCCTATGTGCTGCAGGGTCTTTAGGGTCTAATCCTAAATAATCCATAACTAAATTTGATTGATATGCTGGACCACCCATATCTAATATATCGTCTGGTTTTAATCCTTTTATTTCTATAGCATATACTTCTCTTCCTATATTATTGTTTTGATTTTTGTATTCGTATGGATAGTTAGCATTAGAAGAAGCGTATGAAAGGCTACCATATCCTGAAGTTCTACCACCCCATCTTTCATCAAAATTAAATTTTCTTAAACCTAACGCTGCATCTACAGGAGACATAGCTCTATATATAGTTATTGTTCCATCAGGACTTACATCTAAATGCGAAGGAAATTTTTGTATTATTACATTGTCTTCTAATAAATCATCTAATACATCAAAGAAAAATTCAAAGCCATTAGAGTTTCTTGCATCAGGTGTTCCCATATGTTTTATTAGATAATCTATTTCTCTATCAGTAATTTCAGAAAAATCTATGTCTGTATTTATATTAGGTTTATTTAATTTACCACCTTCCATATTTAACATAGATTGTATGTTTGCATTACGATACTGATTACCATTACCAGGAACGTGAGTGTTTATTACATTTCTTAACTCTTTTTCTATTTTTGCTTTTAATTGCTCAGCATTAACTGTTACATTTTCTCTAGATAATCTACCTACTAAGTTACGAACATAATTTGTTCCATAAGAAGTTTGTGTTGCCCAATGTGCAAACGTACCTGAATGAGATGGTTGACCTGTAAGCTCATCAAAATTTGTATAAGTATCTATTTGTATTTTATTTCCTAATCCTTTTAAACCTTTCCAAAAATCTTTTTGTCTTACTTTGCGTACAGTATCTGGATATTGTCTTACTTCTTCTATACCTGCTTGTAATTGGTCTACTTCTTCACCTGATAATCCAGGATATGTTGAATTAAGCCAAGAATCAAAGCTCATATTTCCATCACGTACTTCTGTCATAAATTGTAATGTTGCGTCATCTCCTGAAGAATTCATTAATTGTTGCATTAGTATCCACTCATCATTACTTGCTGCAGTTATTTCTTGGACAAAGAATTCAAAATCTCTACGCATAGAATCGTATTGTGGTTTAAATGCTTCCTTAGCATCTTCTAATGCTTGTTCTATATTTTCACCAAAATAAAAATAGTTGCCTGGCATTCTCTTACCACCATATTTTTCCATAGATTTTTGTACCATATTGTTTACTGGTATTGCAATAACGTGTAAATTTCTTTCCTTTGCAAAGTCTTTAAGTTCCTCCATTATTTTCCTTGCTCCACCTTGTCCTTGCATCTCAGGTTTTATTGTTAATAAATCTACATAAAGAAATTTTTCGTTAATTAAAGTTATTTCAAAAGGTTGTGTTTCTTTAGGTAAGTGTCTAAATGGTTCTGTATCAGATGCTTTCTTAGCTATAAACTTATCGTATTTGTTCATTAACATAGCTTCAAACTTTCCTACTTCAATTTCTAATTCAGTATTAGTTATTAATCCAAGCTCAGGTGTGTTTGGTTCACCAGTATAAAACCTAGGATTTTCATTGTAATCAGGCATACCTGCCATACTTTCTTCTAAAATAATCATATTGTCTGTTATTTCATTTACTAATTTTAAAGCTTGTCTTTTTTCATCATCGTGTGCAGCAAGTTGTCCAGGAGTAAATCCAGTTGTATCTATACTGTCCACACGTATTAAATCTTTTTTAGCTTTTCTTAATTTCTCGTCAAGTTCTTTCCATTCTTTTTCATAAGCTATCTGATATAACTTAGGTTGTAATACACGTAAATCATTTTCTATTTTGTTTATTTCAACATTAATTTGTGTTAAGCGTGCTTCTTGTTCATTAGATAGTTCTCTATCATATGATTCATATTCAAGTATTTTTTTAGATTCTTCTTTTAACTCTGCTAGTCTTTTTTCAAGATTACCTAATACACTATCTTCTGCCATTACGAGCTTTCCTAGCTACCTTCCTGGCTTTAGCAAGCATAAGTTGCATCTGAATTATTTCTTTATCTGCCATATACATCCCTATTAAATTGCTGTTGTCTATCAAATGGATTTTCTGTAAATGTATCTTTTATATTTTTAAAAGCTTTTTCAAAGTAAGGTTTAGTTTTTAAATATGCTTCACTTACAGGTTCTAATATATTTTTAGCTACAAACTTATCTACCATATTTAAATTTGAATAATCACTTCTTCCCATAATTACTTCTACATCTTGATTTAATTTTTCTACATCAATAGTATCAGGATTTACAGGTGGCGAAATACCTGTTAAATCATAGTTAAAACTTTCCTGTATCAATCTATCATACATATCTTTTTCAAAATCTAATACTGCTAAGTGTGTATCTAAATCTTTACTAGCTTCTATATAAAATGCTTTAGATGTATCAATCATATTTACAGTACTCCAGTTATTAATTCCTTGAGTTTTTACAGGACCTGCTTTTAATTGTGCTATTGCTATAGCAGCCACTGCATTAGAAAAAGGGTCATACATCATATCTTTTAATTCAGATTTACTTTTTCCTTTAAACATTGGTATGTTAGAGTTCACTCCATTAGAGGCTTGTTTAGAAGTAAGGTATGTGTAAATATTATCGTTTAAGTTAATCTGCCACAATCCGTGGTCATAAGTGCCATTATCATTCTTAGCACCTTGTACATTTTTAGCATAACCACTAGTTGTATTAGGTCCATCTCTATGTTCAGCAAAAGCAATAGCAATCATTGATATCATATCTTCTAATTCTTTAGGATTCTTATTTACTTCATTACTATCTAGTTTCATACCAGCACTTTCTAAATAATGAGTTGCACCTATTAATATATAATACAAATCTCTTGCACTGTATTCTTTGTGATAGGTAGAGTGCATATTACCTACCTTTAATGTATCTGCCAATGTTACCGAGGTTGGTAAGAAGATTACCAAAAGTATTATTATAAAGACCTGTAGCTCTTTGACCTTCCAACATTGGACCATATTTATCCTTAACAAATTCGTCAAACTCAAAACCTATAGCTGCACCTATTTGTTCTGATGGTATTGTACCCTGTAATTCTACTTCTTGTGGGTAGTCAGAACCAGTTCTAGCTAACATAGCTCTATCTCTTTCAGCAGCAATAAGTGCTTCTGTATTGCTTTGATTAATATCATAATTAGATTTTTGTATATCATAAGAAAGTTTACTTATATAATCTGCATAAGCTGCTAATTCATAATCAGATGCAGGTCTACCTAGTCCTTCTTCTATAGCATTACCTATTGTAGTTTTTACAGATAAAGGACTTGGTTTAATATATTTAAATAAAGACTGATAGTTTAAACCTGATGCTTCTGATGCTTCAAATTTATCTCTACCATAACTATAATCTTCTAAAGTATCTTTAAAGAACTCTTTAACAAATACTGTTAAATTTTGTGCAGTTGCACCTGGTGTCAACAAGATAGAATATAAATCTTCTTGCGTTATAGTTTCACCATTTAAATTGAATCTAGACATTGCAGATTCAATAGCCTGTATTGTTCCACCATCATTATCATCTAGCACTCCATAAACAAAACTAAAAGGTTGTAAAAATCCTGCTTCAACTAATAGCAACTGTATTTCCATTATTTCATCAGGACTAGCATTAGCAAATAATTGTCTACCTAATCCATATTCATACAATGGTTCTTCTCCATCACCATATACCTCTTGTATTAGTGATGTAGTAATACCGTAGTAATCTGTTCCAGTTAAACCTAATGCTTGGCTTTTTAAATAATTATCTGTAATGTTTTCATTTATTTCAGCTAATCCTGCTGTAACACCTGAAGTGCTACCAGCATCAATTAATTGACCTTGTAATATTTTTATAAATACTTCAGGGTCAATATTATTTACTTTTAATATTCTGTCTATTTCTCTTAAATAAGTTTCTTTATCTATTTCTCCACTTTGCAATTTAGCTAAAAGTGTTTCAGCATTTTCTCTGTCATAAGTTTGTAATGCAAATTCTTTATACAAATCATCTCTTAAATCTTTTGATAGGTATGCTTTTCTAGCAAGGTCTGCTTGTTCTGAATAATTACTTAATATTTCTATGTTTGCATCTTCTATAGTTACTTGTATATCACTAGGGTCTCTACCTTCCAATACAGCATTAATCATTGCATCGTGGTGTTCTGATGCTGCGTTGGCAATTTTTCTTAAATCTGATGGAGGTGTAATTTCATACAACATATTAAATCCATCTTGTATTTCAGGTTCTAACCTATCCCAATTTCTACCTAAACTATATGAAATCATATTGATATATTGTTGGTAACTCATACCTAAATCATCTTGCGGTTCAGGTAAATCTACACCTTCAGGTGACATACCTACATCATCTATGTTTCTAGCTATAGCTGATACACCATCAGCTACTATTTCTTTCCATACTACATTTGGTACCCAACCAAATACTTTCCAAAACTCTGCTAATTTATCTTGGTCAATATTTTTTCTGTTAAATTTAACATCACGAATAATATCAAGAATACTTTTTCTGTATGAATCATAAGGAATCTTTGTTCTATTATTAAGTATATCTTCTAATAATTCTTGTTGTTCAGGACTTAACTCATTATCTTCAGCCACTAAATACTCCTCCGAGATTTTCTTCTTCTATCTCTAATCTAAATAAATCATACCATATATAGTAGAAGTCAGGGTACTGCATCATAAGTTGTTTTGATATAGTACTCAAATACTGTCTAGCTTGTTTTGCTTCAGACCTTTGTAATGATGCATTAGCACCAAACTCTGATTGTATACCATTAAGTATGCTTTGTCTTGCTGCTAAATACTGCATAGCACCTTGTACTGAAGGCAGGTCTTCTATCTTTACAGTAGAACCATCAGGCATCTGTACAGTTTTACCTGCTTCATTATTAATCATAGCTACAAATTGTTGTATTTTAGCTTCTGTTTGCATAGGTTTTTGTACTGTAGATGTAGTACCATAACCAACAAATTTATTTTGTAAATCTAATTTAGTCAAATATAATTGTTCAAACTTTTTGTCAATTGGTATAGATGCATAAACATTAGTATCTAACAATAATCTTCTAGCATTTTCGTAAGCTAAAGAACCTTGAGCTTGTCTTACAGATTGTTTAAATTGTGTATCTGTTAAATCAACTCTCTTGCCTTCTGTAAAAGAATCAGCCCAAGCCTGATAATCAAATTCTCCTAAAGGACTATCAGGAAATAAATAATAAGATATATCTGGATATCTATCCATTATCTCTTTATTTTGTTTATAAAAATATCCACCTTCTACTGTGTAACTAGTAGCTTGTATTTTTTTAGATTTAGATACTAACAAAGCAGTAGGGTCAAAACCAAATGTTCTAATAAAATCTGCAGTAGCAGTAACTCTGTCTCCACCTCTACCAGCTAGCATCTGATAATAAGCATCTGAAAATAAAGTATCAGCAAAATACTTATGCTGTGGGTCATTAGCTTTAGCTTTAAATGGGTCTAAATATGCTACACCTTCAGGTCCTACTTCATATTCATAATTAACTACAGCAGGAGAAGGAGCTACGAAAGCAATAAATGCTTGATACTTAAGCATAGAGTTAGCTAACTTTCTTGCTTGTTCTAAACTTTTTTGTTCTGCTTCAGGTGTACTATCATCGTATATTCCTGATACAAACATAGCTCTTTGTATATCTTTTACTCTATTAGCATAAGCTCTTTGTAGCTCAGGACTAGAACTACCACCTAAAGCACGTAACCTATTCATCCAAGTAGGTAATGCAGCATCTACATAATAAGTTGGGTCTGCAGGTGAATACTGTGGTCTTCCATAAGGAAACAATGCTTGGTCAATACCTTTAGTAGAAGGCAGTACTGCTGATGCAGGTAATTGTATAAGGGGTCCTAAACCAGGTACAACTGAACCTGCAACCATATTTAAACCACTAGCGTAACCTTCTATACGTGCATTAACATTAGGTGCTGTAATATCTTTTGCACCTGTTACAGGATTTGTTATTGAATCTTCAGGATTGAGATTTTTTAATTGTCTATCTAATTTATTATTTAAACCAAATCCAGGTGCATTATACATTTCTTCACCTGTTTGTGGGTCAGTAGTAAAGAAACCTTCATCATCACCTTCACCAAAAATACTAGGGTCTCTAGCACCTTCTACTGCACGTTGTATCTTTCTACCAAATAATGTCTTTTGACCTTTAAGTAATCTAGTCCAAGTACCTGCAATCTCTAGATAAACTTCTGCGAATGGAAAAGCTAGACGTAACATATCAGATATAGCGTGTCTTTTATTTAAATCATAAAGTAATGATTTAGTTTCTTCTAATGCGTATGCTTTAGCTAGTGTATCTATTTGTTCTATATCGTCTATTCCTATTTGTTTAGATACGTCTGCAAAACCCATACCTTCTAAATTTTTAATATACTTATCTGCTCTAGAGCCTTTTCTGTATTTACCCATTGCTTGTTTAGCTCTTGGCATAATATATGCTCTAGCAGCATCATCCATATTCGCATATGCACTTTCAATAAATCTCCAATAATACTGTCTAAATGCTGTAGACCTAGATAGTTCATTAGTAGATGCACCCATTAAAGTACTAAATAATGTTTCTAAAACTTTGTTGTATTGACTTAGTCTGTCACCATCCATATCATATCTAGATGCTTTTACTTTAAAATTATCTTTATCTATAACATCAGTTTTAAAATTCTTTAACCAAGTGCTATATGAATTAAATTCACTACGTGTCATATTGCGTGTAAAGTTTCTTTCAACATAGTCGTCAGCTTTTTTACTAAATATACTTACAACTCTGCTACCTTGTTCTTGAGCACCTGTAGCAATATGTTCAATTAATTCTCTGTCTCCAGTATTTAAAATTTTGTACTCTATAGGATTTTTAATTTCTTTAACTGCAGGATTAGAAGTATCTATAAGTTTTTTAGTTCCATTAGGAAATATTTCATATGCCTCATACTTACCACCTGTTTTTAAATGTAGTCTTGCAACTATAGAATCTATATAAGAATCAGCATAATTTCTATTTTTACTAATAAGGTTTTTTAAAAATCTACTTGTTTCATCAGAGTTACCAACATATGCTTTACGCCATCTACTTAAATCTCCATCCCAAAAAGATTGTTTAATAGCATCTATTGATTCTTTAAATTTAACTGGATTTTTTACAGGGTCTACATTAATTTTTGCTATAAGAGGAGCTATTGGGTCTTCAGCTAATTGCAACAACTCTGATGTCCAACCACCATAAAATCCAGGGTCTCCTGCTTTTTTAGTAACAAAACCACGACTTCGCTTAGGGTCAATACCAAACATAACGCCATTGTGTGTATTAGACATAGCTTCAGCGTGAAAGAAACTGTTCTCCATTGTTTCATCTAATATATCTGTGTTGCCTCTACCCCAATTTTCTGTAAGCCAATGTCTACCTTTTTCTCTAGTACTTAAAAATAATTGTCTATTTCTTTGTGGTGTTCTACCAAATATCCAAGCAAATGCTGATAGTGGGTGTGCAAATACATTGTCTAGTCCTTCTGCCCACATTCTAATTTGCTCTTCTCCTACGACCCTTGTTACCCAAGCTGGACGTAATAGAATAGATGGCTTCCAAAGTAACTGCATATATCCATCACCAATTGTAGTAAGCATACCTTCTGTTATTTTTCCTACATCTGTGCCATCAGTATTAAGTTTTATATTTGTTCTAGTTTTACCTACAAGTCTTCTTACACTTTCGTACATAGTTCTGTCAGCACCTTTAACTTCTAACTCAGCTAATGTTGTTATAGGTTTTGCTAATAATCTATCGTATGCTTCGTCTGAAATATTTCTACCTCTACCTGTAAGTCTTAAATGTAAATCTCTCATAGGTCTAAATACTCTTAAAAATAATCTTGCATCAGGCATAGGTATATATCCTTCATCCCAATACTCTGATAACAGATGTGCTGTAGCTCTTGGTCTATATGCTTTTTCTGATTTTCTACCTGAGTTTGTTTGTAAAAACTCTTCGTATACTGCATTGAGTACATCAGCAGTATCATCATCTTCTGCTGCAATCTTACGTAATTGAGAAAGATTATCTTCTAATACAGTATTTAATTTACCTAAAGTTACTCTTTGATTTTTAGTTTGGAAATACATCATATCTTCCATAACATTTTTCATTAAAGCAGCTTGTACATTATCTAGTTCAGAACTTCCTACAATGTTTAATTTTCTAACCTTGTTTCTGTACAAAAATTGTTGTATTTCTTTTATTTGTTCTTTAGATGTAGTTTTAGATAAATCAATTACTACGTGTGGTTTGTTACCTTGGTATATACCAGTTTTTAATTTACCACTTACTGTTTCTAAAGTGCCTGTGTCTAAATAGTTTTTGATACTATTTAAATTTTTACTAGATACACCAGTAGTAAATATTAAAGTTCCATCTGTTTGTTCTATGTTAGATTTAACAATATTACCTAATTCATCTTTAGGATTTACTGCACCCCAATCTTTACTCCAATAGTCAGGGTCATATACTTCTTTGCTTTCTAATATTTCATTTGCTTTTTTATAAGATGGTAATGTTTCACTTATTTCTTTATCTAACTTAGCAATTCTTTGAGCTATAAGTTTTCTGTCATTAATTAAATTTTCTTTAATAGTTTTAATAGGTGGTCCTGATGCTACCTTTATTGTTTCACCAAGTTCATCTTGTTGTGTTACTTTTTCAAAGGAACCACCACGTTTTCTACTTCTAAAGTCTCTAGTTCTGTATCTTATATTTGTTTGTATTTCTTTATCTATTTGATTTAATGCATCTTCTTTTAATTTATTTAAACCAATAATTATTTCTTCAGGGTCTGCTTCAACTTCTGTTACACCCATATAATTTTTTCTATACCATTCAGCATTTGTTGGGTTGTATGCATATTCAGCTTCTATACGTGCTATATCTGCATTAATATTTTCTATAGCATTGTCTATAGAGTTTATAACTTTTTTAGCATCATCTATCTGTTGTATTTTATTTTGTACTGCAGAACGTTCTTTTCTAGGCAAGGCATTAATTTCATCTTTACTACCTTGTAATGCTTCTTCTCTTATTTTTGAGTACTCTACTTGAGCTTTATATTCATCAGCATCTTTAAAGTCATCTAAACCTAACTCTTTCATTCTTGGAGATAAGTTATCGTATCTAGAACCTTTTTGTACTTCTAATTCAATTAATCTAAAGTTTGGTCCTTTTTCAGTTTTAACAACATCGTATAATTGCTTTCTTGTTAATCCTGTTTTTGTTAGAACACTTTCTAACAAAACACCTTTATCAGGATTAGTAAATATATCCATAGGTATATTACGTATTCTAGATACATTAACTACAGCATTACCATACTTGTATTGACCTTTTTTAATTATCTTAGAACTAACAAATGTATCTGGTACAGCTGATATAGAACCATCTGCTATTTTTGATATTGGTGCTATGTATTCGTATTTATCACCAATGTCTTTTAAATTATCTAAATTTGCAATAGTAGCATCAGGTACAGTCATACCTTTAGACACTCTACCTTTAGTAGCTATTCCTATTTCTTCAGCGATATTTGTTGCTGTTCTTTCAGAACCTGAATAGTAACCTGACCATAATTCATCAATAAGTAACCTAGTTTCTACTGCAGTTTGGTCGTTAGATATTGCTTTAACTTGTGCAACTATTTCTTCTACATCTTTAGACACTACTTCTGAACTACCTTTAAATCTTGCTAGTACTTTTTCAATAACTGTTACAGTGTCGTCATCAGTAAGAAACTCTGAAAAATCTTGTTTCATTAATTTAGGTATATCTTCAAATTTAGAACCAGGGAACCATTCAAGTTCACCTAACTCATTAACAAAGTATCTATGTGTTTCATCTACAGAAGCCATCCATCTTTTAATACCCTTCATTAATTGAGGTGGTAACTGTATAGCTTCAAACTTTTGACCTATATGATTTAATACATCATTCCAAATATCAAGAACATCTCCCATATTCTGTAATGCTTGTGCATCATCAGGATTTAATATTTGATTCTCAGCTAAGTCTGCTAATTTATTTAATGCAGGATTAGCTATGTCATCATCTACTTTTGCCCATTTCATCCATTGTTTTAAATCAAAGAATGATTGATTTAAATCTTTAACATTTAATTTTGGTACTGGAAATTCAGCAAACAATCTACCTAAAGCAGAATCTGCTTGTGTTTTTTTAACAGCACCTACTAAACCTGTTGCTCTACCAAAATCACCAGCGACAAAACCGCCTAATGTACTTGATACAGAACCACGCATTAGTAATGAGTTAGGGTCTAATCTTTTGAACTTTACTTGTTCTTCTATAGCAGGAATAAGTAAGTTTGTTACTTCTTCTCTTGATTTTGCATTTTTTAATCCTTTATGTAATGCAGCATCACCTTGATTTTTAAGCAATCTACCTACAGTATCAAAATCATTAGCTTCTACTAACTGGTCTACTATTCTTGTTCCACCTTTAGTAGCTGTGAGATACTCTGTAGCAGAAGGTACGTGTATAGTTTTTCTTACAGCTTTATCTATAATTCCTGCACTCTTCATAACATCTGCTTGTGACAAAGACCTTACTGCTTTACCTGCTTTGTTTAAGTAACTTCCAATTAATATTGATGGGTCAGCTACTAAAGTAAAAGCACCATCAATTAAACCTGACATTATATTGTAACCTTTAGTTCCTGGCTCTAATATAGACGCAGTCAAAGGAGCTGCAGGTGTTAATTTAGTTGTACCAAATCTAGTTTGAATAGTAAGACTTTCATCTCTTTCTCTTTCTGCATTTGTAATATCTTGTCCATAATAAGTTTGTATTATGTTTTTAGCAGAGCCTTCATCTATACCTCTACCTACTAGTTCTTTATAAACATCTGTATCTTCAGCTAGTGTAGAGTTAGGAAAGTATCCTTCACCTAAATTTACTTTTTTACCTTCTGATAAGTTACTTAAAGCTAACCTACCTACAGAAGGACCTAGCTTATCTCTAACAGCACCTAATTCTTTTCTTGCATCATCGCTAATTAATAATTGCAATGAAGCACCTAAGATACCTTGGCTGTCTCTATATTTTTTTTGATTTAAATATTTTTGATATGCCAACACTGGCTTTTTAACTATTTCATCTTGTAAAGAATCAAATGCAGTAAAAGCTGTTCTTATTGTTCCTCTGCCAACTGACTTAACTCTATCCCACCAAGTCTTTTCTACATCTAACCAACGTTCAACTATTGTTGCTATCTCTGGTGAATCAGCAGTTAAATTCATTAATGATGCACCAACTAATACATCTTTAGGCAAATAAAAATGTTCGTTAACTAATTCTTTTAGATTATTAGCTGTTTGTGGAGCAGAATTAATCATACCCTCAACAACTTTAGCTTGCTCTATACGAGCATTTTGTTGTGTTTCTTCTATCTCATCCTGTATAGGTGATTGCCACCACCATCTTATTTCAGCCATTTTATAAATTCTTTAGTAAGGCTGCAATCTCCTTGCTAGGTAAAACTTTATACATAGCTTGCAAAATCATATCTGCATCAGGAGCAGCACCAAATCTACTACTACTATCTTCTATACCTGCTAATGGACTCATCATAGGGTCTTCTTCAGGTCTAGTTGCATCTTGAACAAACTGACCTAAATTTTGTACAGGTGCTGGTGTAGCTTGTACAACAGGTAATTCTTCTGCTACTTCCATAGGTGCAGAGTCCTGTAAAGTTTCTAATTCTTTAGCTTGACCTTTATAGTCTTCTGCTTTGTAATCTGCTTTATTAGTTCTTGCTCTACTCATATTAAAAATCTGGTGTAAATACTATGTCTATTTTTCCAAGTCCAGGTATCCAAGCAACTGTAAAAGTTTCAGGTTTACCTGATTCTTTCATTTCTTGAAAATCCATATCTTGTATGTGTATAAAATTATCTTGTGTTTCTTCTGCCATAATTTCTTGTGGGAAATTTCTAGCTATTATTCTTGCAAATTCTGCAAAATCTTCTGGCATTATACTCCTCCTAACATTGCTTGTAAATTAGGTGGTCCTGCTTGTTGTTGTTGTAAAGATTGTTGTAACAATGCTTGTTCTTCAGGAGATGGTTGTTCACCTTGTGCTGTAAAATACTTTTCTAGTATTTGACCTTTATTTTTTGGATTATTATAAATTTCTACTATAGCCATCATTGCAGACCTATCGCCCTGTTGAGAAGCCTGTATTAACATTTGGTCCATAATATCTTCTGATTTCTGTTTAGTAATTCTTTCATTAATTTGTGTAAGATTTTCTAAACCATCCATCTCTTGTTGCATAGTTTCTCTATCTATAATTCCAGCTTGTAATAACTGTAATCCTGTAATTATTTTATTAGGTGCATCAAAAGAAGCCATAGCACCATACTTACGTCTTGTTATATAGTTTTTATCAATATCATTTTTAGGTGTGTAAAACTCTGCAAATGCAGCACCTTTGTATGTACCTGATAATGGTTTTCTTTTTTTGCCTAACAAATGTTCGTCTAGCTCTAATCTTTTAGCATCTACTTCTTGTAATGCTTTAGATAATATTGTGTGATACTCAGTAACCATTTGACCTACACCAGCAGTAAGTTCTTCCAAACCTCTACCAGTTACAAAAGAATTTGGTGATATAGCATCATCTTGTACAGGGTATCCTGCTACAACTCTTAATTGTCTTTCTAATCTACCTACGCTTTCAAATAATTGATAAGGTAAATTAGTTACAGGTTTTACAACTTGTGAACCAGGAGACAAATAGTTTATAGCATTTCTACCTTTTCTATATTGTCCGCTTTCAATTTCACCTACAACATTTGTTTCTGTAAATACTGCATCTTCCATAGCAATAGACGACAAAATATTTATTTTTGCCATTTGTGCCATAAGACCAATTACTTGGTCAAACTGACCTTGTAATCTATCAAAGCTATATCTTTTAGCTACTACAAATGAAGGACCTGATTTAAGAGGATTAGGTACAAAATCTACAATTCTTCTTGAAGCAACGTGCATAATGTATGTACCTTCTTCATTCATATACTCAAGTAATACATCACCACTTTCATCTGAGTTTTCCCAACTACCATCATTATTAAAGTTATATACGTTGTAATTGTTAGACGCTTTGTTTTCTTCTCTAGTTTTAAACCAAGATTTTAACTCAGGGTACATTTCTATTAAGTTACTAACAGGTACTCTTTGTATAATTGCTAACTCTTTAGGGTCTTGACCATTTCCAAAATAACCAGGAAAACAATCGTATGGGTTTCTAAGTTCAGCAGTTGGATATATATTTCCTGCCATATCTTTTTTAGTTGTAATAACCCAAACAGCAAAACCATATCCTGGTAGCCATCTAGCAACTTGTGGTAACTGTGAATCTAATTCTTGTAATCTGTCATAAGAAGTAACAATTCTTTCTAACTTTTCTTTTTTAACTTTATTTCTTGCACTGTCTCTACCATTAGTAACGTGTACATCTAAAGTAGGCATCTTTCCTAATTTTTGTGCAAGTCTATCTAATGCAGACAAAATAAGGTTTGGTGCAGGTATCATACTTGCATCCATTCTGTCCATATTAGGACCTAGTAATTCACGAATACCATCTTCGCCACCATTAAGTATTGCCCTAAATCTTGCTCTGTCAGGCAAAGCATCATCGTGCATTTGTTTAAGTTGTGTTGCTCTGTCTATTATGTGTTCAGGTTTCATTTAACTCCAAGGTACCTCGTTCCAATCAGTACTATTATAACCGCTAAAACTAGGATTGTAATCTAATTCCATATCACTATAAGTTAACTTTGTCAAGGTTCTAACAACTTTCATTGGGAACCAACTTGCCATAACTATATCTGATTTATGTTTACCTCTTGCAGAATTTTTACTTGCAAAATAAGTAAGCTGTTTAGTGTAAGCGATTGTCTTACTTTGTGCAGTTGCATCTGCAAATGGTAATGTAATCATTTTATCACTAAACATAGGTGCAAGTGCTGTAACACCAAATCTTTCATCCCATTTATTTTTATGTGTTTCGTGTCCTTCTAATTTGATACCTTGTACATTGCAATATTCTTTTGTATGTTTATCTTGTCTAATAGCTTTTTGAAATCCATTCTCTTCTATTACCCAGTGATAGCAATTATATTTTTCGTGCCATAACTTTATAAGATTAAATGCTTCTTCTAATCCACCACCGTGATGATTTTCTAAATCAACCATTGTTAATTTAACTTGACCATTCTTTGTTTCTACAGCCCATAAGAAACCTGCTTGATAACCTGTAGCTGCTGGGTCAAGTCCTGCTACTAAATAAGAACCAGGTGGAACATAACCTAATTTCATATTTGGGTCATAACATTCTTGTATTTGTTCAGGATTAAATAATCTTAAGCTATCGTTAAATGCTTTATTAAGATATACCATTTCAAAATTCTTTAGACCACCAGTAGTCATAGCGTCTTTCTTTCTGTTCATTAACCATTTGAAACTACGCTTGCCTTTCCATAACATACAATCAATATGTTTATCTTCTTCAAACTCAGCTATGTTACACATACTATCGTGAGCTTCTTCAACTATAGTTTCCCAAGCTTCGTTTTCTAATATTGCTGAATATAAATCTTCAGGGTGTTGTCTAGAACCTATAAGCACCATAGCAGTATGTTCCTCTTTTCTAGAACCAAGAGTTGTAGTCCACCAGTTCTTTGTATTTTCTCTTGATGAAGGTTGCATAGTAGAGCTATGGTCCTCAATGTCGTCTGCAATAATTAAGTCGCAGTCACGAGAAAGTATCTTACCACCACGACCAATACCAATCATTGTTGGAGATTTAATACCAGATACTGTTCTAGTAGATACTGTAAATCCATTCCTAGACCACATCTTTCCTGCTCTAGTTGCAGGTTTAAATGTACCACCAGGTCCACAAAAATCTTCTTTTAATTTTTCGTTTTGTTCTAAGGTATCCATAACAGACATTACAGAGTTCATAGCAATATCTTCATTACCACCTACCCACATAATTCTTATGTTAGGATTTCTACAAATAAGCCATATAACAAAATGTATTAACAACTCAGTTTTACCGTGTCGTGGTGGACTTAGTATCATTTGCTGACCACCATTAAGTAAAGCTTTGTTAATAGATTTTATCCATCTATGATGAAAATTTGCTGTTTCAAAAGGAATACCTTGTTCTGTTAAAAAGTATCTGTCTCTAAAATTTTGAAAATCTTCTAATGATTGTTTAGCATCATCAGATACTTCCCAATTCTCAGCTTGTTTATCTTTTTCGTAATCTTCCTGAAATGCACCTAACAATCTAGAAATGTGTGAAGCAGTGCAACCTAACTCTTTAGCTATTTCTTGTCTATCCATTCTTCCTTGTATAAGGTCTAATGCATATCCTTGATTTACAAACTTATCGTATAAAGCACCACGTCTAACTTGTGTAACTTTACCTTTGTTAGCTTCTTTTACTTCAGGTACATATTCTCTACCTTGCTCTTTGTAACGTGCTTTTCTTTTTTGTTCACGCCACATACAAGTATCAGAACAATATTTTCTTTTATTTGCTGGTAATTTTTCTTCGCAATCAGGCGAAATACATATTATATTTTTTGCTACCACTTATGCCTACAAGCCCAATAGCCTGCAGTAAATTTATCTTTTTTAGCGGAACAGTTATGTCTAGCGTGGAATGACCTTCTTCTTGCTGTATTCTTTTTTCCATCGCCACTAACACCCTGTTGTCCAAATCTTACTAATTTAACTTTGTTACCTTTTTTAGCTAATACAGCGTGTGACTTACTAGCTTTAGGTGTACGTTTAGGTTTATTGTAACCTGAAAACTTTTCTCCTCTATATGTAACAGCCATTATTTAGGTTTCCTTTTATATAATCTTTTAGAATTTTTTGTATGCTTAGCACCTGTGTGTATAGTACCATCTTTCATTTTATGATACTTACCTTTGTACAACTTACCTGCTTTTGTATAGTACGGCATTACTTCCAACCTTTTTGCATCTGCTTATATGCTTTTTTGGATATAGTACTATTTTTTTTACTTCTAGATTTACCTTGTACTTTACGCCTATGTATATTAGCTACTAAACTATTTTTACCTTTACTGTGTGGCATCTGCATTTTCCATTTGTTCGTTATAATCTTGTACAAACTCTTTAATTAATTTATCTAAATTTTCCATATTAGGTGGAGTTTGTGTAATCATACTACCACAGTTCTCTACCAGGTCCATACCCCAAGATTTTAAAATATTAGGATTTTCAAATATGTTTTTACTTTTTTTTCTTTTTGCCATAAGATTTTTTACTCTTCTTCTTCGACATTTTTTTTCCGTACAATTTTAACTCCTA